AGCCGGTGAACAGAGCCACAGCATAGTTGACGTCGCTGGTGAGCTTGTTGCCGGTGCTGATGAGCCGGAACAGTACATTGTCGTTCCCAACGTACTGGAAAATGCCCTCGGCCTTATTGGAAAGGTCTTTGATGCGGGCTCTGCGGGCTAACGTCTGACTCATGTGTATCATCTCCCGTAAATCTTGCGGCCCGAAGAATCCAAGACGTCGATATGGTCATAAAGCGGCCAGTTTTCGTCCGCCCAATGCTGAGCCTGCACACTTGATAGCACGGGGTCGAAACCGGCAAAAACCAGTTTATCGCATCTGCTAGGATTCCCTTTATGGTAAGCATTGCAGCAGAATGAAGCCTGCTGTTTTTGAGTTTCATCCCGATGGATGTTCCGCAGCCGCTCCGGCTGACGATCATGCCAGCGAATCTCTGCGGCTCGCATATATCTACCGTTCATATTCCTGTTCCCTTTTCACTTTTTTGCAGTAACGGCGAAGCGGAGGAAGGCTGTCAACCTCCGCACGATCAATGCGCTCCTGCTCAAAAATGTACTTGTGCGGGCGCTTTTTTTCATGGCGCCGGTGTCCAACGGAAGACACAAAGCTGTTGTCGGTCTTGTATCCAAGCTTCGCAGCGCACATGGCGGACGTTCCTGCGGCCACTACCTCACCGGTCTTGGCGCTGTACACGGTGTACCATGTGATATAGTGGATGCAATCAGCCATGTGCGACGTCCTCCGCATCGTGGAGGGCTGTGAGCAGCCCATCTGCTGCCGCGCTATAGACCTCTGATTTTTCCCGGCAGATGACGCGCAGCCAAATGTCTCCCGTGAGCGCGGACTCCGTTGCAAGCCGTGTGGCTGTTTTCAGGTACTCTTCGGCCTGCTGCCGAATCAACTCTTCCAGCTTCATGCGCCCTTCTCCTCATCCTGCGGATACTCCGGGTTCCGGGCATGGTTGCGGACGATTTTGCTGTAACCGCTGCGCTTATACCGTTTGTTGTCCTCATACATCCCATAAAACGACATCGCCAGCCCGGAAGTAGATGCAACAATAATCCAAGGCGCGGCATATGCAGCCTCGGCGATGTCCCAGCCGCCCCAGCAAACCAGTGCAACGGCCAGCCAGGAGCAGGCCCAACGCACCGCCTGCACCGCGCCGATAATAGCCAGCAGACCTACCGTGCCGACGACGGCGAACGATTTGAGTCTCATTCTCTTGGTTCCTCCTTTGTATAAACCTTTTCGAGTTTGTAAAAGTCCTTCACCCACGCCATAAAACCGGCGCGGGAGATGTCCGGGCAGGGCTCTTTTGTTCCTACGGAAGGAATCGCCCAGCTGGTAAACAGCCCCGCCTGGATCTGCGCTCCCAAGACCTTTTCAGTCTTTGAGATGTTGTTGTCCCGAAGGATCTGGACGCATTCGCCTATCGTAAGACTCGGCTTCTGCATGGCGTCCTCCTTTCTATCAATGTCTCAGCACAACATTGGACGAATGAACCAGATAGGTCACGCCGTCAATCTTCACTTGCAGCTGGTCGCCCTCGTAATCGTCCCAACTGTTCAATTTCCCCTCGACAATCGTTCCATCAGGCATTTTCAGCTGCGCCCAGTTGTATTCATAGGTCAGGTCAATAACCTGCTTATTGCATCCTGCCATCAGCAAAGCGCTTGCCAATACGGACACTACGCCTACAATAACTTTTTTCATGCTTATACCTCCTTAACAAGCTTCCCGGAGGTAGTGGTGTTCCTCTGGGCAGCGGCTGCGGCAAACAAGCTGGTCTGGCCGTTGGTCTGCTGGATCAGCATCACGGTGTTGGTGCTGGGCTTCCAGCGCTGGATATACTCCACCGCCTCGTCAAAGCGCTTGCGGGGGATGTTGCCCACGCTGTTTACCCGGAACCAGTCCTGCACATCGTGGTTGCACTCGCTGTACACCTTGCTGCGCACGTGGTTGTCGATGTAGGCCGGGGTGTCCTCGCCGCCAAGCGCCGCGATGACGGCCCGGCTGATGGCCTTGCGCAGCACACGCTGCTGGTTGTAATCCACCGTCATGGTGTTCTCTAGCGCCGTGAGCCGCTCTTCTTGCCGCTGGGTGCGGTTGTCCAGCATAAACAGCGCCTGCATCTCCTTGCTGAGCTTGGGCATCATGTAGCTGCCCGTCTTGCGCAGGGCGGGCAGCACCTCGCTTGTCACCCAGCGCTTAAACCGCACCGCACTTTCCAGCTTGCTGCCAAAAATCAGGCTGTACAGGCCGGACTCGTTGATAACGGTCACTTCCTGACTTCCTCCAAGGGTGTCACATTTCGTTACCCCCTTGTCCTGCTCGTCAACGTGGTCAATCAAAGCCTTGCGATGATTGCTGTAACCCAGCGCCGCCGCCACGTCCTTGCCCACGAACCACGGCTCGCCGTTCTGGTCTACCGTGCGGATGTCCCCAAACTCGGGGCTTGTGAAAATTTGAATGTTTGCCATGCTTAATTTTTTTCCTCCCTGATTTTAATAATGTCACTCACGGCGGTTTCCATTTTCTCACGGATGCCGCGCGGCTTGCGCTGGCCATTCAGGATCATCGAGCAATAGCTCTTTGTCCAGCCCAGATGAGCGGCAAGCTGTTCCAGCGTGACTTTGTTGTTGTGCATTCGGCCAATCAATCGGCCAGTCCACGGTTCAGGCACTCTTCCACCTCCCTGTTATGTGTTAATAAATTGACAACGGCGCACCGATTTGTTATACTGTTCAAGCCTTAGATACTGGCAAGAAAGGAAGTTCGATGCAAATTGAAGGACTTTTTGAACCAGCCTGTTCCAGACACGAGCAAGTGCGCAATGCCTAAGGCTGAAAAATTCAGCGGAACCGACCCGCTAAAGTGAGCGACGTACCAATAGAACTGTAAGTCGCTTTTGCAGCCACGGCGTTACTTTTGCGGCGCAAATGCCCGAAAAAGATGTGCAGACGAGCAAGTTTGCATTACCGCCTGGGTGCAGGTGCGTTCTGGTGACAAATCGGTGAAAAGTCTGTCTGTGAAGCGACCACAGGCAGATTTTTTCTTGTCGCCGTGTCAAAATACTGTTGCAAATGTTCACAAAACGTGCTATTATGTAATTGCAAGGTTACCAATAGCATTCGGACGCCCCGATTTCTGCTCGGGCGTTTTTCGTGTTGCGTTTGTTCACAATCAGTGTCTGTATTATAGCGTAAACAAACGCAACAGTCAATAGATTTTGTTGCGTTTGTTGCTTATTTGTAGACTTGCACAAAAACGGGGGTGGTGTTTTGTTCTATTTGAACTTCGTTCGCCTTTGCAATAGCATTGGCAAGTCGCCATCTGCCGTAGCAGAGGATATGGGGCTTCAGCGCTCTTCTGTAACAAGATGGGCAAATGGAAGCGCCCCGCGAAAAGCAACCGTTGAAAAAATCGCAACCTACTTTGGAGTTGATTCTAAAGAGCTGACCGGCGAAAGCGAGCAAGGCAAAAGCGAGCAAAAAGAAAAGCCCAGCACCCCGGAGGGTGATGGGCTGGATGAACAGGCAAAGTCTTTTGCAGAAAAGCTTATGCAACTGGATGAACCTACGCGCACGCTATTTAATAGTATGCTGGATGCAGCGATAGCTGAGAAACTGAAGAAAAATGGTTGACCTGAAGCGGGAAGAAGAAGCGCTCGATTTTCTTCTTAATATTTACGAGAAGTGCCCGACAGCGCCGGACACTCCGACTCCCGTTTTTGCGGAAAAGTTTAAAGCGGATGCCCTGGTGCTTGCAGATCTGATGGTTTCGGATGGTCTTGTCGAGATACAGCGCAAAGTCCAACAGAAAGACAACGGTGCTGTCGTGGTGCCGTGCATGATTCTGACCGCTAAGGGGCGAACCTACTTCCTTGAACAACAAAGAAAGCAGAGAATCAGCCGCAGGCAGTTCTTTCAAAGCGCTGCCATTGCGGTGATCTCTGCTGTTGCGAGTACGCTATTGACGCTTTTGGCGGCTCAAAGGTGCGAAGAGTCTGAAACTTCCAGCTCATAGGAGCAAGGGTCGAGGCTGGTAACGTATACAGATCTGTATTTGCGCGGTGCTCTTGCTTCTTTGCTGCCGAGTGTAATGGAAAGGTATCCGCCAAGGCCGTCTTTAATATGGAAATGCGTGTCGAGGCACAACTCCATAAGGTCTGCCAGGGTAACACCTTTATAAGTAACTTCTGTTTTAAGGTACTCTAAAGGGATGCCGACGCACTTTTGCTCCGGCTCCTGTTTGGGATTAGACTGAAAAAGTGCAAAGTCATTGAGATCAAGGAACTCGTAAGCGAGAATCGCAAACATCGCGATAACAAACACGGCGATGATGAAAAGAAGAACATTACTCGACATTTTGCATTGCCTCCTTTAAGAGTTTATCCACGTCGATGCCAAGGGAAAGTGCAAGCTTGATTTTCTCAAGTATAACACATTCCGGGGTGTCTTTCATCAATTTTGTGCTATTTTCTTCCACTTTGTTTTCCTCCTTTGGCATTTTCTTTGATAACTTAATTTTCCGGCAGCTGGTTGGCTGCCTATTTTTTGTATATGTGAGGTGCTTATTATGGCAAATGCCTGTCCTGTCTGCGGCGGCAAGCTGGGCCTGCTGAACCGCGAGAAGAGCGCGGACGGCCCGATCTGCGCCGGATGCAGCAACTTTTTCTTTTCAAAATTGGGCATCCGGGCAGCAAAGCAACCGACATCTGCCCTTGCGGACTACTGGGCTACACTGGAACAGCGTCGGAAGGTGTTCAAAGAAACCGATTCCATCTATGATGGTGACGCGCTCTTTGTGTCGATTGACAAACCCAACCGGCTGTTTTGCATTGGACACCGCAGCGGCGATAAAGGCCCTCGCATAATCTACAGCTTTGATGAAGTCGCTGGGTATGAATCTGATGCTCCTGACGATCTGACGGTGACAGAGACAAAGGGCGGTATTGGCCGTGCCGTGATCGGTGCAGCCGTTGCCGGGCCTGTGGGTGCGATCGTGGGCGCCGCCACCGCTAAAACAGAGACCCGCAAGGGTCGCAGTAAAGAGAGCGTGTCTATCCGCTTTGCGCTTCCACTGGGCGAAAGTAGCTTGCCGACAATGGTTTACCCCGGCGGGATGACTGCGTTTCTCAAGAGCTGCAAAGCCAGCCAGGAGAAGCCGCAGGATCCCGCTCCGGTTGCCACAAGCGCCGCCGATGAGCTTTTGAAGTTTAAGCGGTTGCTGGATATGGGAGCTGTTACGGAGGCAGAGTACAACGCCAAGAAAGCTCAGCTATTGGGCTTGTAACTCATTCACAACCGCATTATACAACTGTTGATTGTAATACGTCAAGCGCGTTTAATCGCGAAAAAATGCGTAAAAAATTTAGCATTTGCGCTGAATCGCTGAAATTTACGCTGACTTTTTGCTAAATACGCGCGTTTTGCGCGAACAACGTGCAAAATATGTACGTTGCTATCCGTGGTTGCAAGGTTGTTGCATTTTTTGCAACAGTTCAGCGGCAAGCTCCCCACCGGGTGCGTCTGCTGCGGCCTTGAGCTGCCGGAAATCCCCGGACTTGCGGATCACAAAAAGTCGAGCCCGGGCCTGTCCCTCGGGCGGCATATCCTCATAGCAGGCCAGCGCGGCGCGGATGTGGGTGCAAAACAGCTTCATCTTGTCCATCTTTAGTCCTCCCAAGGTTCAGGTGTTCGGGCCGTGCCGGTCAAAATGGTGGCAGGCATCCCGTCAATGATGGTCATTTCGTTTTCTTTGCCGTTTCTTTGCTCGAAATCCATTTTATTTCACCTCTGTTTTTGTTCAATTTGTCCAACTTGTTTTAGATTTTACCATTTTATGGGAAAACTTGAAGGACTTCCGCTCTGTCGAGTGGCATGGGTTTTTCCCATGTCACTTTTTGTTTTTATGGCATGGAAATTTGTGAGGTTATAATTGATGAGCTACTTTACTGCGGAAAAGCTTGGTGTCGCATTGGCGCGGGCCAGAGTCGCGGCAGGCTTGAGCCAAGTCGACATGGCCCGCCGGATCAACAAGGGAAAGGCTACGATCCAGAGCTGGGAGTGCGGGGCGTCCAGCCCACCAGCTGACAAGATAATGGACTGGTTCGAGGCTTGCGGGACTTCTCCGCTCCCCGCCATGCAAGAAATGCTGCACCCAGAACTTTATAAAGAGCCCGTACAGCGCAAATCAGACGAAGAGCTGGATGAGGCGCTTACAGAATACTTTCGCACAGCGCCGCGAATTGTAAAAGAGATGGTGCTGTTTATCCTTTTGGGCCGACATGGCAGCTATCCACCGGCGGTGTTTGCTGAGGTGTGCGCAAACCTGCACACTCCCTTGCAAAACAAGGTATCCGTCTGCGGCCAAATACTGGACAACTACGGGTTCGCCGTGGCTACAGGAACAGACCCGATCCCGTGGGAAGTCCAGCCTCCGGTGAGTCTGCTGCAGTCGGCATACCAGGCGGGAAAAGAGGCCGCGAAGAGCGGCGAGGCCGACTATACCGCAAAGCGAGGTGAAGAGCTTTGAAATGCATTCGCGCCTGCTGCCGTCGGGAAATACCGGATGATGCATCTTTTTGCCCATACTGCGGCAAGAAGCAGCCCGAAGCCGCCCCGCAGCAAAGAAAAAAGCGCCGCCGCCCAAAGGGCAGCGGCAGTGTATATAAGTTGAGCGGGACGAGGTCAAAACCGTATGTGGCCCTGACAGCCAAGCGAGACGTTCTGGGGACGTTTGCGACGCCGGGTGAAGCGGTACAAGCACTGGACGCTTACAACGCCCAGAACACCCCCGCAGCGCGTCTAAAATGCACTTTTGCGGATGCCTACGCCCAATGGAAAGCGCAGCCCAAATTTGACAAGCTCGGCACTGACATGAAAAAAGGTTATGAGCTGGCCTATGCAAAGGCTTCGCTGCTGTATGACCGACAGCTCCGGGACTTAAAAGCCGCAGACTATCAACAGGTGATTGACCAGATGGTGGAAAAGGGCCTCTCCCGCAGCTCCTGCGAAAAGCAACGCACACTTTTCAGCCAGATCTGCGAGTGGGCGATGGCTCAGGACATCATAAACAAAAACTATGCCATGCTCTTGCAGCTCCCAGCGGCTACAGGCAAGGCAGAGCGAACCTTGACCGCTCAAGAGATAGAACAGATCAGCAGCCGACAAGACGACCCGAAGCTTGGGCAGACAGCACAAATCGCAATGGTGCTGCTCTACACCGGTATGCGTATCGATGAGCTGCTCTCCATGCGCTGCGACGATGTGCATCTAAAAGAGCGGTATATGCAGGGCGGCGAGAAGACCGAGGCGGGCAAAAACCGCATTATCCCTATTTTGGACCCCATTTACAAAATCGTTGCCTTTTGGATGCTTGACAGTGGCTGTGAGTGGCTGATACCGTCCAAAGCCGGTACAAAGCTGGACAAGCGCAACGTGGCTACAAAGTTTCGGGCTTTGATGCAGGAGTGCCACATAGAGGGGGTGCATCCGCATACGCTGCGCCACACGGCCAGCAGCAAGATGGTGGAGTGCGGCCTGGAAAAGACTGCCGTGCAAGCCATCTTGGGTCACAAAAATTTCTCCACCACAGCAAACAAGTACGTCTCCCACAATGACCCGGATTATCTGTTGCAGGAAATGCGAAAGATGAAGTATTGATTTGTTAGATTGTTTGTTAGATTGTCACGTTCATTCAAGAGATTTTAAGGCATTTCAAGCAAAAAGAAAAACGCACGGACGATTCGTTTTAATCGTTCGTGCGTTTGTTTTTGGAGCTGGTGACAGGAGTTGAACCTGCAACCCACTGATTACAAATCAGTTTTATTTTACCATTTATCGATAAAAATTCAAAGTTTGTTAGCCTTACGTTAGCTTATTAAACTTAAAAATTCAACTTTTCAAGTTTTGGCTGTATGTAAAAATAACACATTTTGTGTCGTTTTACAATGCGGTTATCTTCCGCATGACCAACTCATACTCTTTCGGGTATGCAAGCTTTATGGCGCTCATGTGCTCATCAAGCACTTCCATCAAGCCTCCAAAGGGCGCGGCGCTGGCCGCTTCCACGAACTCGCTTTGCGGATTTGCTTTTGTGGAGCATGCCGCCGGGTACGACGCGGGAGGCAGCGCTTGAGTCTGCATTTCTGCCGGTGCCTGCTTTTCTTCCAGCTCATTCCTCACGGTGCAGAGGGCGGCAAGTTTTTCCACGCTCTGCCAGTCCGTCGATCCGCATTTCAGCTTGTGGATATGGGTGTTGATCTCGTCGATGTCCATACTTGCCGCCCTCCTCCCTTATGCGTTGCGCAGAATGTCCGCCGCGCGTTTGTAAGCGTCTCGCTCTGCGCCGGTGGCGTCCTGCATCATGTCCTCAATGTCAGAGATCATGCGATTACGGCCATCCGTGCGGGAGTAGTGTCCGCGCACATAGTGACGGCCACGGTTGGCGTAGCTGTTGCCCCGGTTGTAACCGTTTCCGGCGTCGTGGTTGAAGGATCCGCGCATGTCGGCTTCCCACTCGCCTGTACGGCTGTACTCGCCGCCCTCGCAGTAATCCTCGATGCGGTGAATGTCCAAAATGATGTCCACGATCTCGCCGATCATCTCAACATCGCCCGGAGAGCGGTTCTTTTTGTCGGTCAGCTCCATGAGCTCGTCGCACATCTCATCCTTCAAATGATTCAGTTTATCCAGCATGACTTTATCTCCTTTCTTATGCTACCCGCTCAACGATCAGATTGCTGTTTGCAATGCCGACTGCCTGCGTACTGGTGTTTTTAACCGCCACGGTCACGCAGCAGCCACGCGGCACCTCGATGAACGCAGCCACGAAAACATTGAAGTAATTTTCGACTGCCGCCGGGGTGACAATCGCGGTCGCGCTGGTCAGCGACTCACCGCCGACAGCCAGCGCCACGGAAATGGGTCCCACAGTGCCGCCGGTGGGAACGGCGATATTGCCGCCAAAACTCACCTTGAAGCGGGCTTTGCACTGGTTTGTCAGGCCGCGCAGGGTCACGAGGCCGCTGCCCTCACGGTGCATGATGCAGGCGGGGGCTTTCACGGCGGTCTCGGTCAGGGGAAGGTTTTCACCCGCCGCCACCGTGACGGTGTTGGAGTTGCTAAATTCAGCCATTTTATCGGCTCCTTTCATAAATAAAAGCGCCGGGACTTCTGCCCCGGCGCTCTGGTTTGCAAAATCAGCTCAGGGCTGAACAGGTGACAAAATGACACCAGTTGCCATTATTTGGTTATGCGCAGCCGTTACAGCCGCATCCGGTGCCACAGTTACCGTACTGGTACGGCGCAGGAACCGGGAAGGCAGGAACGGGACGCGGGTTGTAGTAGGCCAGCTGACCGCTCATGTATGCCTTGAGGGTCTCATTCTGCGCCGCCTGGGAAGCTGCAAGCTGAGCCGCAAAGAGCTGCTGGCTCTGCTCCGCGATCTTGGCGTCCTTTGCCTCGATGCGCTGAGCTGTGAGAGCGTCCAGGATAGCCCGGGCGTTCTGGTTCTGGTTGTCTACGATGTCCCGGGTCGCGTTCTGCACGGTGTTCCGGGTCTCGCAGGACTGGGTAGCCAGATTGTAGTTGACGCCCTGGATAGCAGACCGGGTCTCACAGCAGCAGTTCTGCTGCTGCATCTGCATTGCAGAGAGCTGCTGCATGAATGCCGCCTGCTGATTTGCACGGCTGATCTCGGCGGACATGAAGCCGTTACTCACGGTCTGCTGGACGCCGTTGATGAGCTGTGCCTGCTGGTAGAAACCGTCACACATACCGTTGTTTACGCCATCGATCTTGCGTTCGATGTTGGCGAAGTCGCTGGTCAGGATGTAGCCATCCACGACGCCGGCGCCGGCACCGGCGCGATTGCCGCCCCAGTTACCGCCCCAGCCGCAGAAGATGAAAAGGAAGAGCACGATGATCCACCACGAACCATCGCCGCCAAAGCCAAAGCCATTGCCATTGTTGGTATTGGCGGGCTGCACCGGCATAGTCAGGCCGATGTTGTCAGAAGAAAGAGACATTTTGTACTCCTTTCGGAATTTTTGATTAAAAGTGTATCTCAACCGTGGCCACGGTTACGACTTATTGCAAAAACTGCTGGAACTGCTGAGCCATTGCCTGAAGCTGGTTGAGCTGGTCTTGGCTCATCTGCCCGGATTGCAGGAGCTTTTGCACCTCCTGCTTTGGGTCGCCCTGAAAGTTGGCCTTGAACTGTTGGAACTGCTGCATCATCTGTCCGAACTGCCCCATAGGGCCGGCCGTGGAGGATGCTTTGCCGCCGCCCAGTGCATTAAAAAGAGGGTTTGCCATAATTACTTGACCTCCGTTTCGGTTTTTGTGGGCTCCTGCTTTTCCAGCGCTGCACAGCGGGCTGCCAGGGCGTCAAACTCTGCCCTGGTGACAAACTCCCCGCCGGGCTGTTGGACGGCCTGAGCGGGCATCTTAGCTGCCGTGGTGCGCTCCTTGTAATCAAAGGCCCTGAGCGGCAGCGGCATTCCGCTTGCGTCCGTGCTCTTGATGTAAAAGGCGCTGTTCTCGCTATCCATCAAGAGCACGCTGTTCCCGGCGGCTACCATGTAGGCTTTTGCGCCCTCTTCGCCCTGCACCCAGATGATCGGAGGCGTAGATGGGGAGCTTTGCCCTGTCGGTTGGCTCATCATGGGCGGCTGATACCCGGCATTCTGCCGCAGCTGCGTGAGCTGGTCAGGCATAGGCTGCCCGTAGTAGTTTGGCATTTGATAGCCATATGGATTGTACGGCATCGTTTAGTCCTCCTTGTACCAGTAGTAGATCGGGCATTCTGCGCCGCTGTCCCAGTTGTCCAGCCAGTCGCCGTTGATGACGGCCAGAACGTGGCCGGAGCAGCCCAGTACATACACGCCGTTCGGGTACTCCCGGGCAAAATCTGTCACCGTGTAACAGGTGGTGCAGTCCGCCTCGACAAGGCGGCGCTTGAATCCGTGCTTTTGGAGGTATGCGCCCCATGTGCGGTTGGCGCTGGGCATATCGCCGAGAGCAAAGCCGGTCAGCGCCAATCCAATGTAGGCCTGCTCCCAGCTCTGCCCAGTGGCTGCAGCTACCGCCCGCACGGCACAGTCTCCGACGCTGCTTCCGTGGGGGTTGGGGTTAAACTTGTGCCACATGGCGCTCCCCTCCCTTTGTGCTCAGTTTATCTTTTTAAGGAGAGTTAAGAGACAACGAACGCATAACGAAGGACAAAAACGCCTGATTAAATCTTGATTAGAGTTTGATTGCGACCCAGCCAAAACTAATACAACTGATACAAAATAGACAAAAAAATAAGGCAAAGTCTGGTGACTATGCCTGTATCACTTGTATTAGTTTTGTGGTATAATGATGGCGTCAGAAGGAAACACAAATGGAGGGACAAAAAATGAAATACTCTTGGAATACCGCCCGCGGCGCAAAAATCGAACTCGACATTGACAAAAAGGTCATCACCGAAGAAACCCTCTGGAATGATGGCAACGAGGTTGCGGTCCCTTGCCGCAAGTGGCAGTACACCATCAATTCTCTGCTCGTGAACGGTCGCGAAATGAAGGCTGGTGCCTACAAGCAGCAGATCGGGCGTTGGCCGGAGAACGTGCATTACGCTTTCGGCGTGTATGTGATGGCCAATGGTAAAAAGCAGCAGGCATTCGTCGAGATCCCCGATGAAATCGAGAACGAAATCTACGGCGAAGAGCGGGCCTATCAGAAAGCAAAAGTCGAAAAAGAGCTTGCTGTTGGCGAAGAACATGAAAAGCATTACAACGCCGTTTACAACGCCGTGATGAATACGCTGAACAAGTAACGAGTAGGAGGACACCATGGAAAACACTACCATCCGTAATCTCGGCAAGCTGTACCACTTACTGGACGAAGCCTGCACCCCTGACCATGTAAATCAGGAAGACCTTGACAACGCTACGAGGTTTCCCGTGCGTGGCGTGATGATGAAAATAACGCTGGCGCACAAGCTCCATAAAATGACCCCGGAGCTTGACAATGCCTGCTCCTACGTCCTGAAGGACGTTGACATTGAGGATGCAGAGAAAAGCTATTCGCTCAAGGCGTTGCCGATGGAACAGCAAGGGTTGTTCGTGATTGGGTATGACTCGCCCGATTACAAGACGCTTGGCGTGTCTGCCGTCAAAATCAAGGCAGCCAGAGAAAGCGCAGGATTAACCATCCGGGCCTTGGCAGAAAAAACCGGGCTGTCCACTGCAACCATTCAGCATGCAGAGTCCGGCAAGGCAGTCTCGAGAGTGTCTACCCTCGAAAAGATCGCAGCCGCTTGCGGCGTTACCATCGCTGATTTACAGGGATGAGCCGCATGATAGAAAAAAGGTGTACGATATGCGGCAAGACTTTTAAAGTCTACCCCTGTGAAAAAGAACGCCAGTGCTGCTCCCGAAAGTGCGGAGATGCTCTTATGTAACTGAAAGGAAGGTCGACCTTATGAACAGCAAAATCAAGAATCCCGACCTCATCACGGAAGATGGGGTAAGCCACTATGACGAGTTTTGCACCACATTAAGCGGAGAGCTCACATCCATCCCATCCCCGCTGATGCCGAACCGGCAGCCGCTGGTGAACAGCATCTACCCTGAAGGCCGGGTATACTCCGTCACTGTGCGCGAAACAGGCGAGTTTGGAGCAGAAGCCACCGTCCGCTTTGCCACCTATGAGGAAGCCAGAAGCTTCTTTAAGCACGTTTCTTTGCACTGCAAGACCGTCAAAGAGGCGCTTGCATAAAGAAAACCCCCGATGCTCCAAACGGAACACCGGGGAATTTGCTTATCCAAGCATTTTTTCAATGCTTTTCAGTCGGTAGCCTATCGCCGTCCGGCTGTAATGTGTCTGTGCCGCAATGTCCGGCAGCGGAAGCCGCTCAACGTACCGAAGTAAGGCTATCTTACGGTCTACCCTCCCAAGCGGTGCGTTTTTGATGGCGGCGGTCATCTGCTGTCGGTCAAGTCCTTGCAGCGCAGCGGGCAGCACTACACGAGCCGCCGCCACAGGCAGCACCGAGCCAGAAGGGCTGCGGCAGCTGTCCGGCGTTGCGCCTTTCTGCGCGTCTCGTTGCGCGATTCGCTCGATTTTTACCGTGCCACGCAAGAAGAATTGGGTAAACGCGCTGGTCGTAATAATATCGGTCGTATGTAGTGCTGCTCATAGTCTTACTCCTTACTGCTTTTGCAGTGCCGCCTTTGCGCGGTCAAAGAAAAACTGGATAACTTTGCCGATAGTCTCATCGGTGATGGCCCAGCTGATAAGCTTGCCCCACTTGCTGGCACCGAGGGCAGCCCGCAGGGTCTTTGCCACCCACGCCTTGCGCTCTGCGCCGCGCTTTGTCCCCTGGATTTCCTGCTCTGCCCGCTCGATGAGGTCCAGCACCAGCGGCTTTACCGCTGCGCCGTAGCCCAGCCGGATGCAGCCCAGAGCGTAAAAGATCACGCCCCCCAGCATCAGCACTGCCGCCACCGGGGCGGGGATAACGCCCAAAATGTTATTGATCGTTGCCATGTATTACTCTCCTCTCTCTTTTTCGAGGTCTGCAATGCGGTGGTTTGCCACCTTCATCTGTTCTTCAAGCACCGGGACACGCTGGGCGAAATTGTTGTGTGTCCGGACTTCCCGGGTCAGCTCTTCCAGTTTGGTTTCGGTCACCGCCTGCTGCTTGTCCAGCTTGGCGTCCATGCTCTGGGCGGTGCGGTTGTTGGAGACGATCGCGCCGATCAGGCTCAGACCGCCGGTGATAATGGCTACGATGATTGCTTCGCTCATGCGCCCTCCCGAAGACGGGTCAGACCCTTCTTCTCGATGATACGGGGATAGTTGAGGGTAGTGACGTTGAGGTCCACGTTGCCAGAGATGCCCGGCACAGCGCCCTTGCTGGTGTGCTGGTGAGCGTTGTACTTAAAGGTAACAGCAGGCGGCTCGCCCGTGTAGTCGGCAAGCCAGACGTCCCACCGAGAGGACAGCCTCGCCATGTCCAGCTCATACTTGTAACCGGTGTAGGTGTAGAGCTGGGCGTAAAAACCCATCCGCTCAACCTGTTCCAGCGCGTAGGCGGTCAGGTTGGACAGGTCAAGCGTGGACAGCTGCTTGAGCTTGTTCTCCTCCACGTCCACGCAGACAGGGAGAGAAAACTCCTTGCCGTACACCGCCTGCCGCAGCATGGCCAGCTCTTCGTCGGCCATGGCCTCGCTGGTGGCATAGGTGTAGTAGTAGACGCCCACGTCCAGACCCGCAGCCCGGGCGTTGCGGTAGTTGGTCTCAAAGGTCGGGTCGATATACAGGCCGTCCGACCGCTTGGAGAGCTTGTAGTTGGTGGATACCGTCTTGAGCATCGCTCCCCTGTAGCCCGCTGCTGCCACCTGCGCCCAGTCGATTTCGCCCTGATACCGGCTCACGTCGATGTACCGGTAGGGCGGGCCCCCCTCCCAACCGGTGACAGCCTCTGCCTTGGGGGCTTGGGGCGTAGGCTCAGGTTCACCCATGTCCCGCTCGTCCCCCGGGCCAAAGATAGCCCGCACCAGCTTTTCCAGCAGTTCCAGCAGCTTACCCATCGTAGTCCTCCCCCGTAATCTCCTTGTATTGCTCAGGGGCGATTTCGCCCTCGGCAACCCTCTTGCCAAGCTCCCGCTTGACCCCGGCGTGGCGGATTGCGGGCATTTCTGCCCATTCCTTGGTGCCGGCGATCAGTCTGTTTGCCCAGATTTTATCCATTTTGAAGTCCTCCTTACTTGTTGACGGCGGCATCCAGCTCGCACAGCGAGTCCTCGATAGTCGCCAGCCGCTCCTGTGATACCATGTCCTGCTCACACAGGGCGTCTTCGATTCCCGCCACGAGGCCGGGCAACTCCCTGAGCTTCCGCTCATCTTCCAGCTTCTGGTGGAGTTCTTTCAGGCTTTTATCCATCTTGTAAAGACTCATCCGATGACACCTCCAATCATGGTGATAGTGCCGCCGACGCCGGAAGCTCCCCGGGCAATCGTCACCTTGTAGTTAAAGGCCGCTCCCTTGGCGGCGGTCTTGTTGGTAAAGGCGTGGTGTACAAAGGCCCGGCTCTCGCCGCTCTGGATGTCCGTCACGGTCTCCCACACGGGGCTGTCGTCTAAGGCGTTGTTTGTCAGTTCCACGGTCAGGCTCATATCTGCCGGAAAACTGCCCTCGAGCGTCAGCGCGGCCACGGTGATGGTGTCGTCCGCCGTCAGGGGCTGGGCCAGCGAGAGGACGGCGCTTGTCACATTTTTGGTAAAGGTAGCGGTCCACTCTGTCGAGGTCTTGCCGTCGTCCGCTTCCAGCACCAATGTGTTCTCCCCGTTGAGGATCTGCTGGAACAGGGCTTTCTCGCTCAGGCACTGTACCGTGAGTTCGGTGCCGGAGGCCACGTTCTCGCGGACGGCCAGCGCCACGCCGTTCACCTTTTCGGTGATGGTCATGGGGTCTCCGTCGCCGTCGGTCACGGTGTAGGCCAGAGTAAACGTCGTGTTCTTCTCGCCCAGAGCCACGCCGCTCTCGCCTGCATCGCTGGTTACTTCCGGCGGCTGGTTTGCTGAGGCGAAGCCGTCTTTGTCGATGTACAGGTCTTCCGACAAAGTGAAGCATGGAAGGTAGCCGTAACTACTGCCGTAAGTGCCTTCGGCAGTCGTAACACTGGAGCCGCTTGCGGAAGCTATGTAGACGCTGTTGGCATAGTAATGGGTTTCCGGCCAATGCGACCCATCAGTATATGTAATGCGCATATATGGACTTCTCGTCCAGATGCCGCTTCCGTAGCGGGTTCGAATGCTGCCGATCCTGCTGATTGCGGCTGAGGAAAGCGCAGAGCCATCGGAGTAGCCCGATGCCCCGACTTCCGCTGCCGAAATAGGGAAAAAGCTTGACTTGTATGTGTCGCCGTCAAGTGCTATTCCGTTACCACCGCCAGTACTGGAATGGTCATAATAGCGAACATAATGACCGGCATATTTTGTCATGCCGATCAAGTTCCGTACTTCTTCGGAAAACTTATTCACATAGGTGTTTTTGTACCAGGTGTCCTCACCGCTGTTATTGACAAGGTAAGTATCTCGTTTAGACACATTATGGACCCCGCTCGTAGCCGGACTCTCCCGGCAAAACAGCGTCCTTCCCTTGCCGTTCAGTCCCGACTCATAGTTGTGGCACAGTACATAAAACTTGACTTTGGTGCTGTCTTCCATCAGATAGACGTATCCGTCCCCGATGGCTAAGTCTTTAATCTGCATATTCTAATCCTCCTTTCTCTCAAAACTCCACCCGGCTCTTCGGCTTGTTCCACACACCTGTCAGCTCTACGCCGTCAAGCGTGTCAAAGGCCGAAACAAAGCTGATGCCGCTCACGTCCACGCCCTGCACCAACTCCAACAGCTTGATGCGCACGCCGGTGGCCGCAGCGTCCGCCGCCGCGCCGGAGATGGTGAGGGTCTTGTCGGTCTCGATTTTGATAGCGTTGATGCGGTCGCCCACGGCTTTGGCGTCTGCGGGAGCGCCCTTGACGGTCAGGGTGGGGTCGGTGGTGACGCGGCCCTCGGTCTCCTTGGCAAACTGCTCTGCCCGCTTGGCGGACTCCGCAGCGGCAGCCTTGGAGCTTTCGGCGGCCTCGGCCTGCTGCGTGGCAGTCTCGGCCCGCTGCGTGGCAATGCCCGCCTGCTGCTCTGCGGTCCGGGCCGAGGCAGCGGCGGCTTCCTTGGACTCGGCGGCAGCTTCGGCGCTGGCTGCGGCTTCCTCTGCCTTTTGGGTGGCGGTGGAGGCAAAGCCCTCCACATACTCAAGGCTCTCAGCCATAGCCTCCCGCACCTCGACGCCCCGCTTTGCCTTGCGGATGTCGTTGATGTTTTCTTCGAAAGTTTTGTTCACAGGCTCTTTACCTCCGTGGGCTTGTCATAGATGACGTCCTCATCAAAATAAAAATCGTCCCACAGCCAGTCTGCGCCCGCGTAGGCGGTGGCATTGTACTTGTAGGGATTGCACGTGCCGGTGATGGAAAATGTGCCGGTATGCCGGTCTCTGCTTTGGGGCGACACTGTCCACAGGCCAAGCCAGAAGTTGGCCGGGTCCTCGTCCAGTACGCAGCGCAGCCACTGCCCCTGCAAGGCGTTTTCGAGGATGCTCTGCACCTTGCGGCGCTCATCCGGCGGAGCTTTGCATTTGAGGTCAAGCCGGATGGTGCGCTGGAGGTAGTGTACTTTGCCATCCACAGCCCGGGTGAGGTCGAGCAGAAAATCGCCGCCCGGCACCTGCACAAGCTTTTTGTCCGGCTCTGCGCCGGAGATGAGCGGGCTGCCAACCAACAGGTAAAGGCCGAGGTCGTCCAAGGTGTGCAGAGAGCCGATTTTTGCCCCCATGAGCTTGCCCATAAAAATCACGCTCCTTTACATAAAGCCCTGCAGCGCCTCCGGGCGGCAGGCCGTATCATCTTGCGCCCATGTGCCTGCAGCCGTCTGTCGGTATCCGCTGCCAAAGGTCACGCCGCTTTTGGACGCCTTGACGTCCCGCCGCTGGGCCAGAGCGCCGGGGAAGAGGATGGAGTATGTTTTGCCGTTTACCGGCAGCACCGCAAAGGCCCGGCCACTGCCCCCGGCGGCAGCCCACGCTGCGGCGTCGCCGTCGTAGGTGAGCAGCACCGCCGCATAGCCGGAGAGGTCTGTGCTCGTGGTCTGGGCCGCAAAGGTGGAGCCCGACCAGCTTTGCAGCTCGGTGCCGTTTTTCACGCCGGAGAATGTCAGGCCGTCCGTCCCGAAATGGATGTTGGCCGTGATGCTGGCGTGGCCAACGGTCATGCCGGAGGCGGGTGTGTAGTCGATAAAGTCGCTGGCCGTCTTGCCCGCCTGGGTGGTGTCCACCTGCGTGGCGCTGGCGTAGCGGCTGGTGGATGCCGTCTTTTCGGAGAGCTCGTTGGTCACGCCAAGATTTGCCACGGCCCGGTCAGTGAGGGTGCGCCGGGTCATGCCAAAGGTGTACTCCTTCTTTTCCGGGTGGTCGAGCGGCTCCACAAGCTTGGTGCAGAGCATGATCACGTCGATGCTGTGGGGCTTGCTGATGATATGGGCAAAGCTGGCAAAGGTCAGCCGCTCGGTATCATAGCCAGCATCCACAAGGTCAACGGCCTTGACCTCATAGCTCATGGTCATGAGGTCGTTCTTTTCCAGGTCCTGCACCGCGGCGGCAAAGGTGGCGTCGCTGCTGTCCGTGTCAAACTCCCTGATCTTGGAGACCACGCCAAACTTTTTTACGGCCTCGTCGTTCTGTATCCACCCGTACTCCCGATTCCAGCTGTAGCCTTTTTTCGGGAGGTACTTGTCCACGGCGCTCTGGCTCGTGCCGTTGATGCCGTAGCGCTCTTCGTGGGTGCCGGTCGTCACGGTAGTCGAGCCCCACTTAAACCAGAGAAATTTGTACTTCCACTGGGTCTTGGTCTCTTCGACAGTGTGCTTGTTGCCCATCGGCCAGATGCGGGTAAAAAGGTCGTTGGTGTCGGTCTTTTCGGTAAAATCCAGCAGATTCACGCCATATTCGATGTTCTGGGCGGTCTGCCGGTCAGCCTCGTATGCCTGGTCGCAGTAGTTGAGCACGTTCATGCCGGTGGTGGAGTTATAGGTGCAGTAAGCGTAGCCGCCGTAGGTCTTGAGCACCATTTTGCTGATGATGTCCCATGTGCTGCCGTAGTCCTCGCCAACGCCGTACTGGTTGCGGTCGCCGTAGCTCACCACGAGGTCGCCGAGGGCGGCAGTCACCCTGCCCAGCTCGAACTTTTTCATTTTGTCGTAGCTGGTCTGTTCCTCGTAACCGTCGCCGCCGGAGATCTGGGAGTTGTGGGCTTTGATGAGGTATTCCAAAAAATCCCTCAGCTTGCCCTCGTAGTTGAAGGGGGTAATGCAGCTGTCGTTAAAATAGCTGAGAGCTCCCTCGCAGTAGATGACCCGGCGGTTGAGCCAGTCGGCTTCGTGGCTGAGTACCCGTCCCCGCCATATCTCCTTGCCGTCCTGATGCACCGCCACAGCAGTGGACATCTTTTGCATGGATTCGTAGCAGGGGTGGGTGCGCAGCATGGTAAAAGTAAGGCTGCCGCCCTTGCTCACCTCGCGGGTAAGCTTGGGCGACAGCACCACAGCCTGTCGGTTGCCCGGCTGATAGACGGTCAGCTTGTTTTCGGGGTCACCGTAGGGATACGCAAAAATCTCGTACATCTCAGTTACCCCTTTCTGCAAGCATCTGGATATGGCCTAGCTGGTCGTTCATGTCGGGGGCGAGAGCGCCCACAATGGTGCCGTCATCCAGCACGATCTGCTGATTTGCCACATCAGGCAGATACTGCTCCACTACGGCGCTCAGCTTTGCAAGCTGAGCCTGTATCTCCGCCTGATACTTGGGGACGGAATTGTTGTTGGGGTTGTAGGTAAAGGGGTCGCTGCGGTAGTCGTAGCCCGCAAAAGCCCGCTCGTTGCCGTACCAGTAGGCGTCCTGAATGTCCAGATAGCTCATGGCGCCAGACGAGGTGCTTTCTGCCGCAGCAGACGAAGACGAGGACTTTTTGCCAAACTTTTTGCCGAAGAAGTAGCTGATCCAGCCGATAGGGCCGGTTGCCGCCAGAAGCGCGCCGGAGAGGAGCTTGCTTCCCAGAGAGCGCTCTTCGCCAGAATCCTCGCGGGCGCGGGCGTTCTGGCCCATCTTGAAGCCCACAACGCCCTCTGCAATGACGGCCAGCACGGCAAGGCACTCCGGGAAAAAGGAGGCCGCTCCGCCCGCTGCGGACGCAATGGCCTGCCCGGCCCCGGCTTCACCGGCAGCCGCCGCAGCCTTCGTACCGCCGCCGAACAGCTTGAGGATGCTGCTGACGATGCCGCCGGAGCCTCCGGTTCCGGAAAGGCCCTTCATGGCGGCGGCAAAGCTCTGCACTTCTTTGGTGGAGCCGTTGACCGCCGGGGTGATGCCGTTGCTGAAGAGGCCTGCAATGCTCTGCAGCGCCCCCTGAATGCCGCCCTGCGCGTAGTGCTCATTGATGGCGGTCATCGCATCGTCTGCCCACTTCAGGATGGTGTTTCGTTGTTCTTGCGTCACCTGCCCGAAAATGACCTTTACCACATCCCCGGCGATGGCCTTGCCGTCTTTGTTCTTGATGTCGGTAAAGAGGGACTTCACCAGCCCGAAAATGCCTTTGTCAGACTGCCCCTGAATCTCGGAGATATACTTTTCGGTGCGGGAAAGCGCAGCCTGGATGCTTTTTTCGGCCTCTTCGGTGTCGACCTTGGTATTCTGGAGCACACCGTCGATATAGGTGTTGATGGTTTTGGTGGTCCGGGCCACGCCATCGACGATGTTTTCTTCGGTGATGGTCTCAGTCTTTTCGATGTGTTCGGTGTTGTCGGCGTATTTTTTGGTGACTTCCTGAATCGCCGTGGTCACGCCGCCTTCTACCTTGCTGGTGGTGCGGGTCAGGGTGGCCGCCAGCGTTTTCGACATATCGTCGTACGTCTTTGTGGTTTTGGTCACCACGCCGTTGACCTTGGTCTCCACCTGCTTATAGGTGGTCTCGATGCCATCGACCATCTCCTTGCCGGTCGTGGTGGTGGTCTCGGTGATTCGGTCTTTGATGCTGCCTGCGCTGTCCTTGACCTTTTCGGTGAGAGTCTGGATGCTGGTGGTCACGGTGCCGAGGGCATTCTGAGTGGTAGTCGTAGCCGTTCTGGAGATAGACGAAATGACCGTCTCGGTGGCAGACTTTGAGCCAGGCTTGCCGCTGGAAGAGCTCCCACCGCTGCCGCCAGTGGGGATGGAGCTGCCACCGGAGCCAGCGGCAGCAGCAAGCTCAGCCTGCCGCTCAGACCAGCTCTTGTTGCTGATGCCAACGCCATTTAGCGCTGCCTGCCTGCGGCGGTCGCGGGAGTTCTGCTGGTCCGTTGATGCGCGGTAGTCCTCGTAGCTGTCATAATCAGCGTAGGCGTTTTTGCCAAGGGCCTTGTTTAGGGCGTAACTGGCTCTATCCAGAGCGCTTACAGCCGCCGAACCCAGCCTGCCAAAGCTGCTGATGATGGTGCTGATCGGGTTGTCCAGGCCGAGAATCGCTTCGCCGAGACCTTTCCACCCATCCTTTTTGTAAGCGTCCTGCGCAGCCACCACCATATTGTTCAGATTGCCGATGACCATGCCGATGCCGTTGCTCAGGTCGCCGGTCATAAGACCCGCCAGCTGGCTCACGTTATCCTTCAACGTGGATACCCGGCCATTCATGGTCTGGCTTTGGGTGTCCATGGCGTTGTAATATCGTCCGCCCTCTTCGCTGGCCGCGATAAGGGCCTGCGACAGCAAATCATAGCTGATGGTCATCTTCTGGACTTCCTGCACCGATTTTCCGGTGTAGTCTGCCAAAACCTGATAGATATTGATGCCCGCATAGGCAAACTGCTTGATGTCGATAGCGGACGCCTTGCCCACGTTGGCGATCTGCTGCAAGTTCGCCGACATGCGGGACAGCTCTGCATTGCCGCCGCCGGTGGCCGAGACAGCATCGCCCAGCGCCATGATGACCTTGCGGGAGTAACCCGCGTTTTCACCGGCGCTGATGAGCAGTTGGTTGGCCTGTGTCAGGCTCGCCACGTCAAAGGGGGTGCGGGCGGCGTCCTCCTGAATGGCGTCCATGGCCGCTTTGGCCGCCTCAGCGCTGCCCAGCATGTTGGTAAAGCCGGTGGTGTAGCTTTCTAGCTGGGCGTTATACTGGATACCGGTCTGAATAAAATCCTTGGCCGCAGACAGGGCCATGGAGCTTACTTTGGAGATGACGCCTGTAAGCAGGTTGGCTTTGGTGATGGCTCCGGTGAGAGAGCCGCTGGCGGTCTCGGATGAACCGCCAAACTCCGTCATGCCGACGTTGGCTGATTTCAGGGCCGAGGTGGTCTCTTTCAGTTCGGCTCGGGCAGAGGCCAGAGCGGCTTTCAGCTCCTTGGTCTGCGCAGAGGTGCGCCCGGTCTTTTCAGCCGATTCGTTGTACCGTTTTGTCAGTTCGGCGACTTTCTGCGCTGCTTTGCTGTACTCGGAGCCCAGCTCCGTGACAACTCTTTTGGTGCTGTTCTGCACGTTTTGGATGCTCTGCCGGTAAGCGGAATCATCCAGCGACAGAGTCGCTTCCAGATTAAAGATATTCAGGGCGTTTCACCTCCTCCGCACAGCTCCGCCAGAGCTTTTGCATTGTCGGCGGTGATCTGCTCCGCCGTGCGGGTGTCTTCTTTGGTGTGCAGCAGGGGGAAATGCTTGGATGCAAGCCCGGAGTAAAGGGGCTGGATGCCGAGATACTGCCCGATGGCGTCGGCCACATAGTCCCGGAAAAGCTGCGCCTCCTGATGCCTGCGCACCTCGGCGCGGATATGCTCCATGATGTACGGCTTGCCCAGCAGCCGGAGCATATCCAGCCGGATGGTGGATACCAGCCGCCGGTAGCCGTCCGCGCCGATCACATCAAGGACTGAAAAAAATCCATGAAGTCCACGTCCCGGAGCGCCCGGCTCATGGCAGAGGCCAGCACCCGGGTAGGCGGCTGCTCCTCGTCCTTGTCCAGCACCACGAACAGGGGCAGGATGCCGAGGGTGAGGTCTGCCTTGTCCGTGTAAAGCAGCTTGGTCATGTCCACGGCGTTTTTGTTAGCCTGCGCCCGGCGCTTTTCCAGCCGCTCTGCGTCCGTCTCCGTGCCGGTCAGCTCCGGCTCGCGGCCCAGAATGTCCATCACGCCGGAGTCTGCCACGTACTTTTTATAAGCCTGCGCACACTCATAGGTGCGCTTGAGGTATTCGGCGCCGTCGAGATCGATGATATTGCGCATATGTCCTCCTTAGTCCCCGGCCGGGGCCTTGACGATCGAGTAAAATTCCATGGGGGCCTGAGTGGGGTTTTCCAGGTCAGCGTAGCCGGTGAGAGTGATCTGCATGGAGCCGCCGCCCCGGTGAGCCGTCTTGAGGCTCAGGCCGCCGGAAGAAAGGGCGTTGAAAATTTTGCAGACCAGAAAGCCGCCGCCGATCATAGGGCCAACCCAGTACAGCTCCCTGTAGTCCTTCAGGGCAGCCTCGATGCGGGGGACCACATGGGTGGGGTCGTCCGCATCGATGTCAGCCGTGCCGATGGCCAGCTTGAGCACATCGGGGCTTGCGTTGGGAGTGGTAAAGGCGATGGTGGCGGTTGTTCCGGTGACCTCATTGCCCTGCTTGGTGTTGGTGGGTGCGTTGTCGATGTCAGCCAGCGTATCCTCCATGCTGTTGCTGTAGGAGATGGTCACGCCGCCCTGCGTGGCACATACGACATTGGTGCTGTCGATTTTGGGAGCGGAAAAATCAAATGTGGAAAGCAGATTGCCGGAGCCTTTCGGGATGCTCTTGAACGCATCCGGGGTCAGCACATTGACCGCGAATTTTTTTGCCAGAGTTTCAGGCATAAAGGATCCTTTCTCACGGGATAAGCCGTGTAAGCTCAAAATTGAGGTATTCGCACAGATAGCCCTCGGGCGGGTTGTCGAGTGGCTGCGCCCACGGGCTGCCTTTGCGCAAAAGAATAGCGCCGCCCTCGCATTCGATGGTCAAACCATCTGCAAGGGCTGCGCTTATTTTGTCTTCGGTCTGTAAAATAGGCGTCCGTCCTTTGGCACTCGGATACCAAAGCCGGGCGTGGAATGATGCTTCATCGTTCCAGCCGCCGGGAATTGTCGGCTGATAGGTCAGATACGGAAGTTCTGCACCGGGAGGGATGTTATCTTCCAGATAGCCCGGGATGCCAAACCCGTTGAAAAACGTGTTCAGCGCCCGGTTGATGCTCTCAGACGGCCCCATCACGGCAGCACCGCCTTTTTGCACTTCACGGCCCGCAGACCCATGCCGGATTCCGGCGGGGCATTGCCCTCATCGGCTGCGCTCGTCACCTGAAAGGTCTGCCCGTCGCTCACCCGCTTGACGTAGTCAGGGAAAGCCAGCGGCACACCGGTGTTGACCAGCAGGGTATAGGTGGACGCTGTAGCCGCCTGCTCTGCAACCTGAGCCTCCACGGTTGTATCGTGGCGCTCCACGGCCTCAAACTCGGGGCCGTCTGTCCAGCCGGACACAAAGCCGCCAACACCGTCCGGCTCATAGCTGCGGGTCTGGAAACGGTATTTTTGGGTGAAGCTCTGCATCACGGTGGATGCAGTGAACGGATTGACCATGTCACATCTTCCTCCACTGATTGATCTCGGATTTATAGCGGGTCTTGCCGTCTGCAGGCAGGCCGTCCGTGCCTGTAGCCATTGTGCCGGACCAGCCGCCGAAGGACTGAGATACATACACGCCGCCGGACGGCAGTGCCTTGTCGTATGCGTCGATTTTTTCAGCCAGCGCCACAAAGGCAGGCGGCACCCGCATGGGCTGCACCGTGCCGTTAAAGGTCTCCGCCACCAAATCACCGTTTCCTGCTTTGTGTACGCCATCGTTGAAGATGGATCCGCACACGAGGAAATACTGCCCCGGGACTACCCCGGCGGGAACGGTATCCGGCTCAAAGGCAAACTCCCCGGCAATGGGGTCGTCTGCCCGGTCAAAGAAATTGTGCGTCAGTGCGCACAGCTCAGGGACGGTCATTGGATGCCTCCTACTCAAAAGGGGCGATTACTCGCCCGGGGTGATAGTCTGGACAGAGATGCCGTCCAGATACTCAGCGAACAGGGTCATGCCCATGATGGCGAAGCTCTCAGAGACCGCGGTGTGGTAGTTGCCCTGAGTGTGGAAGCCGATGAGGTTGCTTGCCTCGCCCGCGGTGGTGTAGACCAGACCGGCCTTGGAAAAGTCGCTGTCGGCGGGGTCAACATAGTACAGGACGATGTTGTCCACCGGGGTTGCGATGACCTTTCCTCGCGCGATTTCGCCGCTGGAAAGCAGGAAGATGGTGTTGTAGCCCATGAAGTCCTTGATGTACTGGAAGCCGAACTGGTTCTGGACAGTGATGTTGGCCGCGCCCAGGTACTCGTACACATCCAGAATGTTGGCGAAGCCCACGACGCCGGTGACGGTGCGGTGCATGTTCTTGAACTTGTCCTCAACGCTGCCCTTTGCCATTGCCAGAGCCATCTGGAAGGTCTTGGGGGTGCCTTTCAGGGTGCCGGTGTTCAGGTACTTGTAGAAGCGGTCGGTGACATTCGCGGTCAGCTGGTACAGGAACTCGTCATCGGTCTTCTGAACAGCGACATCGTAGCCGTACTTCTTGATGGCTTCCAGAGAGACGGCTTTGGCGAACTTTTCGACAGTAATGTCAGCATAGGTCTTTTCTTTGACGGTGAACTTGCTGTAGGGGATCTCCTCGCCCTCAGCAACAGTGCCGCTCTGAAGCGTACCCTCGGCGTACTTGCTCTTGAGGGTAGTGCCGGGCTGCATCCGAATGGGGCGCATGATGCCCATGATGTCGCGCAGATGCTGCCAGTTGCGCTGGAAGCGGGTGACGAAGTCGATTTCTCGGGGGTTGACGGTAATGTCGGTAGTTACGATAAGGTTTTCTTTTGCTGCCATGTGTTATTCCTTTCCGCCGCCCGTGAAAAGGTCGGCATTTGCAGCAATCGCGGCCTGGCGTTCGCCAGCGTCCTTGATTGCAAAAATTTGGTCTTTTGTCATTTTTGAGCCGGTGTTGGTGGGCGGGGTGTCCACCTTTGCGCCGGTGGTCGTGGTCGTAGCCACAAAGTCGCCCCAATCCGCTTTCAGGCTGTCGGCGTGCTTCTTGGCGTCCTTGACGTTGCCCTTTTCGTCCAGCTCCAGCTTGTCGATGTCCTCGCCGGACAGCCGCACAACGCGGTCTGCGTACTTGTCCAGCACCCCGGCAGTCTTCAGCAGCTCCCGGAACTTGGCTTCCTTGGCTGCGTGAGTGTCCTTCTGGGTCTGCTGGGCCTTGTAGTCGGTCAGAGCCTTTTCCGCAATGGTCTTGCCGTTGGCAGCGGCGTCCCGCTCCTTCTCGGCCTTGGCGGTCGCGGCCTTGGCGTCATCCAGCTGATTCTGTAGAGCGTCCGTTTCGGTGTGCAGCATGTCCAGGATCTTCTTCATCTTGCCGCTGACATCCACAGTCTCATCCTCCAGAATCGCGCGGAGGTCTTTTCTCTCAAGTGCCATGTGATAGTCCTTTCTGCCCATGCTCGGGCTGCCATGCTTGGCAATAAGGTTTATTTGCCGGACGTGCTGCCGGTGTGGTGCCGCCTGTGGGGCTTGAACCCACGGCCCCCGGATTACAAATCCGGCGCTCTGCCAACCTGAGCTAAAGCGGCATAAAAAAGCGGCTGACGCTGTACGCCAACCGCTGAGTATTTAGTTTTTGCGTGCAACTTTGGTGATACATTCGACCGCCCAAAACTTCGCTTCCTGTAATTTTGTCATGCACAGACTTTTTTCTCGGCTTTCAGGAAGTGCGTCAAGCTGCGTTGCAAGCTCAAGGAAAAGGTCTTCTGCCTCGCAGTGCGCAGTTTTCACATCATCGGGCAGGAACTTTTCTTTTGGTGTTTTGAACATTTTCTCCAAATTCATAAATTACGCCTCCTTGTTTCCTTCCTCTACGGCGATCTGCCGCAGCTCGTCAATGTGGTCCTCCACCGCCGGGCGGAGGAACGGACGGGCTTTCATGCCCCGAGTAAAGTGCCACTTGCCGTTGAAGTCCTTCCAGACCCACGGCGTTTTTCGTCCATTGTCATTCTTGGCAAAGATGCCCGTGCCAAGCTCAACGTAGACGCTGTAAAAGAGATTCGACCCGATGGTCACGGTCTTTTTTGCAAGGTCTACAGCGTAGGTCAGGCTCTGCTTGAGCGCACCGCCTACATAGCCCTCAATGCCCGTGCTGTCTGCCGTGCCTGTTGGCACAAGCAGTTGGGCGTAGTCCTGCACCTTCATGCCCCAGATGGTCAGCACCCGCTCTGCCCATGAATCCAGAGCCTCATGCAGCTGCGGGGTGTTGTCAGTGAATTTGATGTCGTATTCAAATTTCATGGCTCACTTTTTCTTCTTTCTGGAGATGTAGCCAATCCACGCATTGCCCTGTTCAAAAGTAACGCCATACGGCTTTGTTGTTAGCTGCATTAACTTGTCCCAGTCGCCGCGAGACATTCCTTTGAAATCAAATGCAACTTTTGGGCCTTTTTCCCAAAATGTTGTCATGTAAGGTTCAGAACCATCACCAGTTCTGTATTTGTTAAGGTCAACGCCAACTTGCTTTTTCACAAAGTCAATGGTTTCGTTATGTGATTTCTTATATCTCGAATTGTCAACAATAGTCGCAAGCTTTCTTTGCCGTTCTGCTTCAACTTTTCTGTCGTCTGTTATCCAGCGGCCATTTACAAATGATTCAAACTTGTGCTCATCAGCGCTTCCGCCGCCCGCTCTCGCGGAGCTGCCCCCGGCTCTGCCGGATGCTCTACCACCGCCGCTCATCGTGACACCTCTCTCTTACTTCCGCATATTGCGGTTTAATTACAGTTGCGTTAAAGTCCATCCCCGGTAATGGTTTGCCATACCAAAGAACTTGCGTAGGATTTAAGCGCCGCATAGCTTCCTTGCATCCCATCGTAAAAAGGGTTGTAGACAAATGCTCATTCATCAGCCCAACGGACGAAATGGAAATGATGGAGTTTCGCGGCTCTCCGTCAAAGCACCATTCGTAGCTTTCCGGCCATACCCATTCGATGGTGGGGATGACCTTGATACAGTGCATTTGCCAGTACGCTGCCAACCAGTGCCGTTTATAGGCGCTCCAAATCTGCACCGCTTCCGGGTGGTCTCGGAACATAGAAAAATCAGGCGAAAGAACAGCCCCGAACTGCTGCAAAAGCGGCACATACTTGTCAGGATTGCGCCATACGCGCTCAAACTGGTAATCATCACAATAAAAATGGACACCTTTGCTCCCCCTATCTTTGGCAGACAGGGCGTAGTTGAAAGGGATCCATTCCAGCTTGTCAATTCGGATGTCCGTTTCCGGCTTGATGATAGGGATATGGAACCTTCCTTCGCCCGGAAAAATCATCTTTTCGGTGTTTTCCATTGGCAGAATCACGGTTCATCCCTCCTTTCTCTTACGTTCCTCCGCCCACCACATTTGCTCTTTCTCTTTGCCGCCTTTGGCCTTGTACCACTCGGTGTAATCCATGACGGGAGTGACTTCTTTGGTCACATTGTCCCGCTGCATGGCGTTCTGCCGGGGGTACTTGCCCAGTGCAGAGGACAGCACACAGCGGCAGTGGTAGACCATCTCCGGGGCCGCGTTAGGGTCGCCGGGGTGCTGTATCTCGTAGCCCATGACCTTAAACGGCTCGTCAAGGTCGGCGGTCTGCTGATCCAGCAGGCGGTGCATCTCACGGGTGTGGTAGTCGTGGGTGGAGTTCCACCGCTTTTTGACCTCGATGCCCAAAGCCTGGGCGTTTCGCATCTGCTGCAAAGCCCCGGCGTTCTGGGCGCTGGTAAGGGCTGTGATGGCGTTGTTCATGGCCCAGTGGATCTCTGTATCAGCCATACCGTTTACGGCTTGCACGGCGATGTCGTGGACGCTCTTGCCCTGCACGATACCCTGCATGACGTAGCGGTTGAATATCTTTGCATCATAGGTTTTGTTGCTCTCGCTTTTGATACGCTTGTTTGGCACAAGCCGGGGGCGCTCCTTCAAAAGCAGCCGCACCGCTTCGGTGTTGTACAGGGTCAGCCCGAACGTCATGCCTGCGGCCTGTTCCAGCTCGTAGAAAGCCCAGTTTGCGCCAAAGGAAAAGATGTTGTATTGCTCGTCCCGGGCCAGCTTGTAGGCCGTCTCTTGGGCTGTGGTGCAGGTCTTGGTGATTCCGTCCAGCTTGGCCCGCATCAAATCAGATTGAAAGACCTGATTCTGCAGCCAGATGCGGTAATCCTCTTCGGTGATCTCGCCTGCATCCAGCTGCGCCCGCTTGCGCTCGTCCAAAGCTCGGTACTTTTTCAGAAAATCGGTGAGCTGCTTTTGCATCTCCCGGCGGGCAGTGCCGTACACCCGGAGGATACGGCGGCGCAGGCGGTTCAGCTGGCGGGTAGAAATGCGGTCACGGTCAGAAATCATGTTTCATCACCGTTGTCATCCTCGTCATTGTACACGGTCTCCCGCTCTTCGCTCTCCGCCATCAGCGCGGCCTTGGCCTGCTCCTTTTGTTCCGGGGTCAGGTTGGGCAGCAGGTCAATGGCCATGTCCTTCCCGATGATGGCAGCCTCGGAAATGACCATGCTGACCTGCTCAGCTGTGTTGGTAATCTTGCTGCGGTTGAATGTCGGCATAGCGCTGTCAAAGCCAGCCAGTGCGCAGACCTGCCGGATGAACGGCTTGATCTGCGCCTCGAAGTCGTCCGCGTTCTGGTTCAGAGGTTCATAGGCTGCATCCAGATGGTCGTTGGTGCTGTCCGCGCTGACGCAGTGCACGTCCAGACCGCCGAAGTCCTCATATACCCGGGTGTGGAGCAGTTCCAACAGAGCCTGCCGGGCCGTCACGGGAATCTCGGTGGTGTAGGGGGTGATCTTGCCGCCCTCGCTAGTGTCTGCGCCTGCAATGTGGTACAGATTCAGCTTGACAAGAAACTCCTGCAGCTCGCCATCGGTCATGCCGTTGAAGTTCTCGCACAGCCAGTAGATCTGCGAAAAGTCTTGCAAGTCATTGCAGAAGCCGGACATCACCAGATCGGTGTTGTCAATGTAAGCTTTCAGCCCCACAAGGGTGCTCTGGTGCAGGTCGGAGCCCCACAGCGGCACAATGGGAAGAGCGCTGTAGTTTTCGCCCTCCACGCTTTCCAGCCCGCCGCCGGGTGTGGTGACGGTCACGCTCTTGTATGCCTGCTTCGGCGTTGTCTCCTGCATCACATTGCCGATTTTGCTTTCCGTATACTCGGTAAAGCCGTCCAGCTCGTACAGGATATAGTGCATATCCGTGTCCGGGTTCAACCGCCAAAAGCGCACACCCGCCTGCAAAAGGCCTGTTTTTTCATCGTACAGGGGCGCGAACTCGGTCAGCTTGAAAATCACCAGATGGTCGTTGTTCCAGAATCCGAAGCTCTCACCGTGGATCAGGGCAAAATATCCGGCCTTCTGGATCTGCTCATCAAAGTTCTGCCCAAGCTTTCCCTTGTCCACGCCATCGTCTGCAAAGACCACGCCGTTGCCGAGGGAGTAGGTCGCCCGCTGCTTGTTGAGCCGCCGGAAAAGATTACTCTTGACCATATCGGGGCGCAGGACATCCTGCTTTGTGTTTTTGGACAGGCGTTTCAGCATCAAAGCGTAAGCCTGCGCGAAGCGTTCAGCCCCCGGGTTTTTCTGGGCGTCGTACAGATCAGCGTCCAGCGCCATTCTGTAAGGTCCGGAACTGCAGTGCTGCTGCACGAACCGCCGGATGAAATCAGGCTGTTCCCCGGCGGCTTGCGCCTGCTGGAAGGTCTGGAATGTGTATACAGTGCTCAAAATCAATCCCTCAGTTTCACAAGGCGCTTTGTGCGCACGAAATAGCGGATAGCGTCCATGCAGTGGTCATTTACCTTCAGCACGGTGTCGTCTTTGTCCGGGTCCCAAGCGTACACGCCGAACTCTTCCAGCGTGTGCTTGCAGTCTTTGTA